ATTTCGCTCGCTCGGCCTGTGTATCTCTACCAATTCTTTGAGACTGCCGAGAAGCTTTGCAACCTCATCTGTCTCTCGTGCTCCAAGCGGCTCTCCGATGGACCGGCTCCGGGAGACCTTCCTGGAGCAGCAAAGTTCAAGTGGCACCGCGAGAATGACAATCATCCCCCTGCATGTCCACACTGCGCGACCCCCACCTTTGCGAAGGTCGCGAAGGTGGTTGGCAAGGCCGCGTCCCTCGAGGGCATCCTTCCAACCCCAAAGGGTCAGCCTGCCCCTCCTCCTGTTTCGCTGCAAGTCGAGCTTGTTCTCCGTGCCTTCCAGCGGATTACAGACGCCGACTGTGAGGAGCTCGGATTCACTCCACAGTTCGCTCGCCCTGAGTGGATGATCTGCACGGTGCTCGCCGTGCCGCCTCTGACGGTTCGTCCCTCAGTCGTGATGGACGACCATCAGCGCATGGAGGATGACCTGACGCACCAGCTCATCTCCATCATCCGCGCGAACGATCGGGTCCGCGAGCGCATCGACAAGAATGATGCCTCCGAGATGATCGACAAGCTGACGGCGCTCCTGCAATATGCCGTGGCGACCTACGTGGACAATGACATCAAGGGACTTCCTCCGACGCAGCAGCGCTCGGGTCGCCCGCTCAAGACCCTCAAGTCTCGCTTCGGAGCGAAGACGGGCCGTGTGCGTGGCAACCTCATGGGCAAGCGTGTCGACTTCTCGGCTCGTACGGTCATCACGCCCGATGCAACCATCGACCTCGACGAGCTCGGTGTGCCGGAGGAGATCGCGATGAACCTGACCTTCCCCGAGACGGTGAATGTCTACAATCGCGAGCGACTCCTCGGCTACGTCCGCAATGGACCGACGACCTATCCGGGTGCGAAGGACGTCTACCTCAAGCGGGATCGCACGAACTTCCGTCTGGGCTACGTCAACCCCGATACGATTGACCTCCGCGAGGGCGACATCGTCCACCGCCACCTCATCGACGGCGACATCGTTCTCTTCAACCGCCAGCCCTCGCTCCACAAGGCCTCGATGGAGGCTCACCGTGTTCGGGTTCTGCCCGGATCGACCTTCCGCCTGAACGTCTCCGCAACTCGTCCCTACAACGCCGATTTCGATGGAGATGAGATGAACATGCACGTGCCGCAGAGCATCTCGGCTGCGACGGAGCTCCGGTTCCTCGCGTCGGTGCTGCGGAACATCATCAGCCCTCGTACCAACTCCCCGATCATCCAGCTCTTCCAGGACACGATGACGGGCGCCTACCGCATCTCCCAGCCTGGCGTGATGGTTCCTGAGCCGATTGCGATGAACATCCTGGCGCGGATCAAGCGTCCCTTCGTCCGCAAGAATGGCCCCTGGACGGGTGCTGAACTCATCTCGTGCGCCTTCCCTCCGATGAACTACTCCGGGGGCGGAATCACGCTGGAGAATGGGCGTCTGGTCTCGGGCGTCCTGAAGAAGTCAGCCACCTCTGGGCTGGTCCACGTCCTCTACACCGATTTCAGCCCCGAGCGTGCAGGTCAGCTCATCAATGACATCCAGGCCATTGTCACGCAGTACAACCTCTATACGGGCTTCAGTGTGGGCACGTCCGATCTCATCGCGAACGCCGAGACGCTGACCTTCGTGAATGAGAAGATCAAGGAGGGACGGGAGTCTGTGGCGACGATCCTCTCGAACGTCCACAGTGGTCGCTACAAGAACGTCTCAGGCACCTCGGACGGCGAGAAGCTGGAAGACGACATCTCGAGTGCCATGAAGGATGTCGCAGCGAAGATCAACAAGGAGGTGATTGAGAGCATGAAGAAGACCAAGGAGGGAGAAGCCGTGAACCGCATCGTCCAGATGGTCGATTCAGGCTCCAAGGGTGGTGACCAGAACATCACGCAGATGGTGGCGGCGCTCGGCCAGCAGCTGATCGAGGGTCGTCGTGTCCAGTACACCCTCCAAGATCGCACTCTGCCTCACTTCGCGCGCTACGATGATGGTGTGGAGTCGCGTGGCTTCGTCCAGCACTCCTTCGTCGACGGTCTCATGCCCGCAGAGTTCTTCTTCCACGCCATGGCAGGTCGTGAGGGTCTCATTGACACGGCGGTCAAGACCTCCGATACGGGGTACATTCAGCGCCGTCTCATGAAGACGATGGAGGACCAGCACATGGAGTACGATGGGACGGTCCGCAACGTCACGGGAAGCATCATCCAGTTCCAGTACGGCGACGATGGGATTGACTGCGTCTCCGTGGAGGGTCAGCCCTGCGAGCTTGCGCTGATGACGTTGGAGGCGATCTACCGCGACTTCGCGCTCACGGCTGAGGAGGCCAACCGCTTCCTGACGAGCTCTGTCGAGGGTGAGGTTCCCGATCTGGTTCCCGAGCTCCTGGCGGACCGCGAGATGCTCGTGAAGGACGTCTTCCGCTACCGCAAGAGCGATACGGTTCAGGCTCCCGTTCACCTCAAGCGTCTTCTCTCCAAGTACGCGAATCCCTACTCGACCAAGACCAACCTGACGCCCGAGCACGTTGTCGCTGCGATCGGAGCCTTCGCGCAGGAGTTCCCGCACAACAAGGTCTTCCACTGCCTGCTGCGCTTCTACCTTGCGCCGCGCAAGTCGATCGTCGCGATGCGTCTCTCGGAGGAGATGTTCGATGAGGTGATGCGGGACATCCGGTTCCGCTACATCAAGTCGATGGTCCACGCGGGCGAGATGGTGGGTGCGCTTGCAGCCCAGTCCATTGGGGAGCCGACGACGCAGCTTACGCTCAACACCTTCCACTCTGCGGGCACTGCCAAGGCGAATGCGACCTCAGGTGTTCCGCGCATCAACGAGTTGCTGGATGCGACCTCCAACCCCAAGCGCCCGAGCAACACCGTCTACATGCGGCAGGACACCCAGACCAATCAGAATGAGGCCATCAAGCTGATGCAGACGATCCAGCGGACGACGCTGCGGGACATCACGAAGCGCGTGAAGCTCTTCTACGATCCCTACCCGCTCTCCACCGACACTGTGCTGGATGAGGATCGCGAGCTCCTGCAAGCCTACGAGGCGTTCAGTCTCGATCCCCAGAATGCGTGCAGTGCCAGCCCGTGGATCCTGCGTCTGGAGCTGAATGACCTCGAGATGGGTGCGCGCAACATCATGGATCTCGTCCAGATCCAGAGTGCGCTGATGGGCGATGCGAGTCTCAAGATCATCGAGTGCCGCCACAGCGACACCGCTGCGAAGAACCTTGTCCTGCGCATCTCCTTCGATCCCGCAGCTGTCAAGAACCCCCTCCAGCTTCGGTTCCTCGAGGACAAGCTCCTCGATACGAAGCTCACGGGTGTCACAGGAATCGGGCGGGTGCACATGCGCTCGGTGAAGAATGAGGTGGTCTATCAGGAGGCGACGGGTGGCTATGCGCAGGTCGACCAGTATGTGCTGGACGTGGAGGGCACGAACCTCTACGAGCTGGCGGTGGTGGAGGGTGTGGATGCGACGCGAACCTTCTCGAACGACATTCACGAGGTCAATGAGGTCCTGGGGATTGAGGCGGCGCGTCTCTGTGTGTACGAGGAGATCAATGAGGTCTTCAGCTCGGAGAAGGTGAACTTCCACCACCTCGCGGTGCTGGTGGACACCATGACATTCAGTGGACGCATCGTTCCGGTCAACCGGTTCGGCATGAAGAAGAATGAGACGGGCGTGCTTGCGAAGTCCTCGTTCGAGGAGACCAGCAAGACGATGTTCGAGGCGGCCACGTGGGCCGATCGGGACTCCATGCGGGGTGTCAGTGCGAACATCATGTTCGGACAGAAGCCTCCCTGTGGGACGGGCTTTGTGGACATCTTGGTGGATGAGACGAAGCTCCCCGAGGGTGCAGATGAGGAGCTGGATCTGGAGGCCGAGGCGCTGGAGCAGGTGAATACCCGCTTGGAGAAGCTGGAGCCGGGTGAGTGCCGCCTTGAGGACATCCTCATGGCGTGGTAAGTGAAATCGTTTCGGGGGGAGGAGTAATGCGAACGCCACGGCAGAGACGGGCACGGCATCGGACACCGCGCCGTCGTGTGCAACGGGGTGGTGAGGCCGACAATCCACTGACAGTGATGTTACCGTCTTCCGTTGTCTCAGACTTACCGGACGATACCGGTGAGTTTTTTAACCAGATCGTCGAGATTCTGGGAAACGACTTGAATCTCCCGGGCAATGTAGATCTATACCGGAGCGAGGCGGATGCGCAGGCGGCGGCCGTGACTATGGATGCAGATGCTGCGGCTCCTGCTGCGGCTCCTGCTGCGGACGTCGTGGATGAACAGCGCGCCGAACGTTTAAGATCGCGCGCGGCCCGAGTGCAAGCTATGCAGGAAAAAGCGGCGGCACTCGCAGCCGAAGCTGCAGCGAGAACGCAACTTGACGAAGAGAGGGCGCGTGGAAAGAGACGGGCCAAGGATGCAGCAGAAGCCGCAGTTACCAATAAACGTAGCCGTGGAGATGCTGCTGCAGCTCCTCTCGATGACACAGAGGTAAGCCGAGGACTACAAGCGTTGCGCGAGGGGAAGTTTGATAACGTGTATGCTGAGGCATCAATGAACCTCCTCCCAGTGTTGCTGATTCCCACATCTCTGCTCGATACAGACACTTACGCGGGCAGGACAATTTCGATCGCGGACTTCTTCTTCAAGAGTCTCACCCCCGTCTGCGATCTTGTCTATGGCCCCGGGTTGCGGATTGATCTCGCAAGAGATTTCAACAAGAAAAAGGGCAAGATTACAATTCGCGATTTCTTTGAAATCCACACCCCTGGGCCTCAATGCGACAATACGATCGGACCCTATGGCAACACGACAGAGTGTTGGATATGTCGCGCTCGCGTTGCGCCCAACGGGGCTGCGGAGCCGCAGACCCTCGGGTATCCTCAATGCGAACACCGTTTTCCGATTCTCCCTGCGCTTCTCTTGTCCGGTCTATATGACAAGCGCTTGCGACAAGCCATACGCACCGGCAAACTAACGGGAATTTCAGAAGCTGACTACATTCGGCTTTTGGGCTATGAATATGCGTGGTCGCATGAAGTCTGCAATATGATCAAGAATGACGATGTGTTCATTACCTACGAGGTCAGCAACGATCCAGCAAAGTTCCTCACGTTTGGCGCCGATGAACAGGCCATTGGAAAGACATTGAGGCGAACCATCACAATGCCATCCGCATTCAAGCCGTCAAACAAGGACCTCTGGGGTCGTATTCAAGCAGACAGCAAGACGTTGGGTGCGGCGTCGCCGGCCGAGTGGGTGCCACGACGCACGCCTGGCGTAGCACAAGACCTCAACCCATATATTGAAAAACTCAATGCCCGCAAATACTCTGCAAAGACCCTCGTGGGGCATTTTACGAGTGGACTCATGAATCGTGCAATTCTTCTCGCCCCCCAGCTCGTGAATAAACATCTCGATGATCCAGTGGCCCCTCTCTTATCAAAAACACAGCACGGCCTCCTTCAGGCACGGTTGCGTGCGATTGGCGCTGCCGTCAAATCGAAGGGTGGGATGGTGGGTGGAGCCGGTCTTGGTGAGGACGAGGGAGATGATGTCATGGCACTCGTTGCGATGTCCTATACGAAAGCGTTGTGTATTGATGGACTTGATATGGTCTTGCAGAACGAGAGTATGAAGACATCGGGAGGGGGAGATGCGGATATTATGCAAATACTTGACACCTACGCGAAAGAGACAAACGCGATAGCAATCCGTGCGCTTCAAGACACTCTGGAGGCTATGCTCGACACTCCCGATACAATGGAGGTTGGTACGTTTGAAACGAGTCTCCTCGATCGTGTTGTAATTGTGGTAGACAGTGTGAAACGAGGCTTCCCTGATTGGATCACTGCGAACTCGGACCCTCTCCGGATTCGTGGCAATTTAGACCCACGCGCCCCTCCTGCTCCGGCTCCGGCTCCTGTTCCTGCTCCGGCTCCTGTTCCTGCTCCTGCTCCGGCTCCTGTTCCTGCTCCTGCTCCTGCTCCTGTTCCTGCTCCTGCTCCTGCTCCTGCTCCTGCTCCGGCTCCTGTTCCTGTTCCTGCTCCTGCTCCGGCTCCTGTTCCTGCTCCTGCTCCTGCTGCGGCTGCGGCTCCTGTTCCTGTTCCTGCTCCTGCTGCGGCTCCTGTTCCTGTTCCTGCTCCTGCTCCTGCTCCGGCTCCGGCTCCTGTTCCTGCTCCTGCTCCTGCTCCTGCTCCGGCTCCTGCTCCTGCTCCGGCTCCTGTTCCTGCTCCTGCTCCTGCTGCGGCTGCGGCTCCTATGAACATCGAGGGTGATGGGGCTGCGGCCGCAGTGGCCCCTCCTCCTCGTTCGTTTTTAGCTCGGGCGGTTAGCAGTGTGACTGGGTTTTTTCGGGGCCCTCGGTCGTCGGCTTCCGTGGCTCCGGCTCCCCAGAGCCCACCTGTTACTGGGAAACGAGCACGGTCCAGTAGTGCGGATGAGGCGCCGCGGACAGCAGAGCGAAAACAGGATACTGGACTGGAAAAAGATGCAACTACGGTCGCGACCGCCCTGTTTGTCGATCCAAGGTCACCTCCACGTATGGAGGCTGTTCTCAATGCCGTTCAGACGGTATCCCCCGATAAGAAAACCAAACCGAAACTTCTGTCACGCTTGGCGGAAAAGGCCGCGGCCCTCAACTACCCTCCCGAATTCGTCGAACAATTGCGTGCGGAGAGCTCAGACTCCGAGGATGGCGAGGATGGCGATGCTGCTATGGGAGGACCTGCAGTCGGAACGCTCTCGTTACCGAGAGGCGGCTTCAAGTTCACGATGGGCAAGCGCCCTGACTGGCTTTGAGCGATCTCGCGTTCCCAAAGAAATGCTCAAGACACTCATTGCGTTTGCAGCCATCAAGTCCTGCGGCACGGGCCGTGCGACGCTCCTCGGCTTCGACAGCCAGCCCACTAACCCTGTTGCAGGCGATAACGTCAGCCTCTGGATTGCGTATACGATCCCCGGAACCCCCGTGACGGATGGAACTGCGACCTATTCGATCTCACTGAGCGGAATCCCCCTGACGCCGACCGTGGACCCGCTCTGCTCGCAGACGACCTGCCCGAAGCTTGCAGACACGGAATACAACGAGTCCTCGTGGTCGATCTTCCCGTCTGGTGTGGCGGGCAAGATTGTCTCGCGGATCCAGTGGGCCGATCAGGATGCAGTTCCGCTTTGGTGCGTCGAGACCACGTGGCGGGTCTGACCGATTTTTGTAGACCGAACACATAATGGTGAACCTAACCCTGCCTGAACTGGCGGAATTGACTCCCACGTCGTTCCCGCCGGCCACAGACGCCAATCTTTGGGACCTTCGGAACAAATCCTGTTCCTCCTCCCAGGGAAGCTTTACGCTCCAATCCCATCAGCGCTTTCTGCGTCGTGTCCTGTCTCCTGACGCTCCCACGCGCAATGTCCTCGTCGTCCACGGAACGGGAACGGGCAAGACCTGTACTGCGATTCAGGTGGCTGAGGAATACATCCTTCGCCCCGAGTTTCAGGACCAGAAGGTGCTCATCGTCGCCTCGGCGGCTGTGCAGGAGACCTTTCGCGACCAGCTCTTCGACATGTCTCGCGTTAAGGTCAACTCTGCGGGACTTCTGGAGTCCAAGCAGTGCACGGGACGTCGCTACCTCGAGATGCTCCAGCGCATCGAGCAGGACCCCAAGAACTGGGCCGATGCTGAGAAGCGCGATCGTTTGGAGAAGATTGCGGACCGCATGATCTCTGAGTTCTATGACTTCACGGCCTATGCCTCCTTCGGCAACCAGATCAACGAAATGGAAAGTCAGCTGAGCGGAACGGCCTTCAAGGACTGGGTTCGCGAGACGTACAGTAATCGGCTCCTGATCATCGACGAGGCCCACAACATTCGCCCGAAGGCGGACATTGGCACGGAGAAGGCGATCACGGCCTCCGTTGAGAAACTCGTCAAGTATGCAGACGGCCTCATTTTGGTGCTCCTGACAGCGACCCCGATGTATGAGTCCTATGACGAGATCCTGCTCTATTTCAACCTCTTCCTCTGGAACGATCGTCGTCCCGAGAATGCGGCGCGGGCTCTGATTGCTTCGGACTTCTTTGATGCCAACGCCAATCTCAAAGAGGGCAAGCGGGAGCTGTTCGAACGTCTCTGCCAGGACTATGTCTCCTACGTCAAGGGCGATAGTCCGTTCACGTTTCCCTTTCGTCTTCCGCCTCCTCCATCCACGGTCCCCGAGCTCGCGACGGCATGGACGGGAGAGCCGTATACGCAAGGGCTCCAAGTGCTGTCGCTTGTCGAGAGTGAGGCCTCTGGGCTTCAAGCGGCTGTCCTCCAGAAGGAGAAGGGACAGGACGATGATGAAAAGCGCCGTCTCCTCATGATGCCGACCGTTGCGGTTCTGCCGAACAATGCGAGTTTCGAAGCGACCTTCCGTCTTCAGGGCACGCAGTTCGCGTATACGGGCACACCGTTTCTGGGACCCGCGACGCTGGCACAGCACTCGGCGAAGTTTGCCCGCGTGATCAAGAGCATTGAGACGGGAGAGGGAATCGTCTTCGTCTATTCGAATTACGTCAAGATGGGCGCTGAACTCTTTGCGATGGCGCTCGAAGAGCATGGCTATGGACCAGTCTCAGGGCCCGCGTTGCTGGCCAATCCGGCCTACAGTGGTCCGTCCAAGGGATCCTATGCACTGCTGACGTCCAGTCGGTCGGAGAAGCAGATCGCCAAGCTCGTGAGTCAGGCGCGGAGTGAGTCCAATCGCGATGGAGCCAAGATTCGCGTGATCATCTCCAGTCCTCTCGTTGCGGAAGGTGTTGACTTCCGCTGTGTCCGACAGGCCCATATCCTCGATCCGTGGTGGAACATGAGTCGCATCGATCAGGTCATCGGGCGCAGTCTTCGCACGTGCAGCCATACACTGCTCACACAGGAGAAGCAGAACTGCACGGTATATCTCCACGTCGTGCGGACGCCCAACCGAACGGAGTGTTACGACGAGTACACCTATCGCACAAAGGTCGAAGTCAAAGCCGAGAAGATCGCACGGGTTCGGAGTGTTCTCGAACGGGCGGCGATGGATTGTCCGCTTCGCGTCGTGCTTCCTCCCGACTGGCTGGATGAGGACTTCAAGATCACGCAGTCGAGGTCTGAGGGACGGGAATCCGCAGAGTATTCGCTCAGCCAGATGCTTCCTCCGACCTTCCTTCGCGATCAGCCCGCAGAGTGCATCCCGCGTCAGAACATTCCGGACAAGACCCATGTCCGCCCGTTGTCGGCCATCCTCGATGTCCGCGATGAGGTGCTGGATACGCTCGAACGTCTGCTTCGGGACAAGCCGATCTGGGACAAGGAGAAGCTCCTCGAGGCCTTGGGTCGGTATGATCGGACGGTGCGACTCTATACCGTCCAGCAAGCGATTGATACGGGACGGCGCTTCACGGATGCGTTCGATCGGCAGTCCATTCTCGAGTCCAAAGGCGATCTCTATACCCTGACCCCCGTGCTTGATGCAGATGGCAAGACCCGTCTGACGATTGATGGAACGGTTCGATCTCGCACGATGCCTCGGATCCGTCCGAGTGCCGTCCAGCTCCCCGAGGTTTCGAAACCCCCAGCTCCCGTCGTTGAGGTGGCTCCCGATCTCCTCGCGCTCAAACGGGCAGAGCTGACGCTTCCAGGAGATGCTCTGACGCGGTTCCCGCCGCAGGTGCTGAATGGGTATATCGTGGATCACCTCCTCACCGAACCCGAGCTTCGGTCCTATCTTCGGACGAATCCCAGAGACCTTCCCTTCAGCGATCGCATTCGGGTCCCCGGAACTGAGATCCTTATCTTGGGACACGGACGCTACGACCCCGATGAGCTTCCGATCGGCGAGGAGAAGACACAAGTCGACGCGTGGACAGATGCACTGGCTCTGAAGTTCTCCGAGATCATTGCGAGGAACACGATCTTTGCATCAGTCAACCCTGAAAAGAAGCTGACGATCAGCAAACTTCGCAAGACGAGCGATGACAAGGTTGTTCGATCGTACGATCCATCCTCCAAGACCTTTCTGCCAACGACGTGCGGAACAGGCGCGCACCCTCGCGATGTGATGCTCGCCTTCGCCAAGGTCGTGGATGCACGGGGCGTCGGAATTCCTGCGACGATCACGAAGGTTCCGGATATCTGTACCTATGCGGAACTCCTTGCGCGCGAGCAGACCAATTGCGTGTGGCTGACTCCGCAGGAGCTTTCGGTTCTCTATGGAGATCCGGCCCTCAAGAAACGATTTACCGCGGAGTTTAAGAAAACGAACCCTCAGTAAAGATACAGACGAGACCCAATGGACCCGCTTGTGGAACGCCGAGAGCTTGTTCGAAATGTTCACCTCCACGCGAAGGACCTGAAACGGAATATTGAGGCCAGTCTTCTCGCCCAACTGCGTCATCAACACGAGGGACGCTGTGTCTCGGAAGGCTATCTCATGAAGCGGAGTCTCACAGTCGTGGAGCACTCACTCGGCCGCATGAACCTGATCCGTGGCGGTCTGGATTATGTCGTCAAGTTTCAAGCCGATGTCTGCCTTCCCCACCCCGGCCAGCACTTCCGCGTCCCTGTCGTCCTCAAGAGCAAGATTGGACTCCACGCCGAGCTCTCGCCGCTGAAGATTCTCCTCCCCCGCGACCTCCACATCGGCAATGGAGAATTTGAGGAAGCCGCAGAGGGTCAGGAGGTTGAGATCGAGGTGGTCGGCTCTCGCTTCCAGCAAGGCGACGAGGCGATCGTGGTGCTTGCGACGCTTCGGTCGCTCATCCGTCCCGAAGCTCCGAAGGCCGCGGAGGACACCGAGGACGTCCTCCCGCCTCTGATCGCCGCGCCGGTAGACGCCGATGGAGCCGACGCGAAGCGGGTGGTGACGGTCGACCTTGCGAGTACCAAGGCGGCTGAAAGCTCTGCGCGGAGGAAGCGACTGAGACCGAATGCAGAGGGAAAGACAAATGAACCGGGCTCAGCTTGAACGGCTTCGGGATACAATTGAGGCCCTCGACACACAGGAACATGCACAGATCTTCGACGTGATCAAACGCTATACAACCAGCTATACCAAGACCCAGACCGGCGTTCTCGTTGCATCCGACGCCCTCCCGCTCGAATGCCTGACGGAACTCGACCGGATGGTCTCTTTTTACGCCGATCAGCGCAAGCGAATGGAGACGGATACGCTCCAGCGCAAGTCGTTTACATGGCAGTCAAAAACGGACTAAACAGAACCTAGCTCTAGAATAAGCAATGGAGTCTCTTCTTCCTGCGCCAATCCGCGAGGCTATGACCAAGATGGTTCGTATCGCCTCGACGGACGCACATGCAGAGCTCGAGGTGAAGGTCCTCGCCGGTCGTCTTCAAACCAAGGACGAAGCCGATCGAATTCTGGACGCCCTCTCCGAGCGCACGACGGGTGGCTATACCGAAACCCATCGCGCGTCTTTCTCCTATCCGGACGGACTTCGTGTCCACGTCTCAACTCCCGAGAGCATTCTCAAGGTCTGCTCGTCGGGAAGCTTTCGCGGTGTTCCGCTTGAGGTGGAGCGCAAGAAGCGGTATTCCGAGATCAACGGGCAGCAGGATGTTCTCGACATCCCCGACCTTAAGCTTCGCGTGACCCTCCGCCATGAGGAGCCTCTGCGTCGCGACTTCAGTGGAAGCCCGATGGATCCCAAGAGCCACATCCGCATCCTCAACCGTCGCTCGTGGCGCACCTCGGATGGCCTGCTCCGGATTGACATGTCGCTTGTGAAGTCCAAGACCAAGTCGACCAAGTCGCTCGCGGACATCCTCAAGCAGCCTCCGTCCTACGAGCTCGAGCTGGAGGTTCTCGACAAGACGGCGACCCCCGAGCAGCTCGTGACGTCGCTCATGCGTCACGCGGAGCTTCTGGTGGGGGCCTACCAGCAGAGCGCGTTCCTGCTCACGGAGTCGGACATTCAGCGGTACACTCTGGAGACTGAGGGTGCGCGGATCCCGTTCTTGAATCCCGTGACGCTTGCCCGTCGCCACATGACTGCGGGTCGCCCGAACTCGATCCTCGGAGGCTATACGGTCACGAACAAGGCTGATGGCGAGCGCTGTATGCTGATGGTCATGCGGGATCGTCGTCTCGTCCGCTGGACGCGGAAGGGTACGTTCACCTGGACGGGGCTGACCGCACATGATGACAAGCACCTCGGCGATGTGGTGGACGGCGAGTACATCGCGGACCGCAACCTCTTCTGCATCTTCGACATCTACGTCTATCGGACGAAGAAGGTGGACCGTCTCCCGCTCCTGACGTCGGACGAGGAGGTGATCAAGGAGCCGACCAAGTGCCGCCTTGGCGTTGCGCGGCTCTTTCTGCAAGATCTCTCCAAGGACTTCTCGGCAGCGTTCTCTGCGAAGCCGTTTCGCATTGAGACCAAGCTCTTCCTTGCAGGAGATGGTCCGGCGATGGAGCGGTCGATCGCCCAGCTGTTGGACACCCAGTTTGAGTACCCAACAGACGGCTTGATCTTCACACCCCGCGCCTCCCCCGTGGGTCCGCAGTCCGAGCGCAAGGGCTCGACGTGGACGACGGTCTACAAGTGGAAACCTCCCATGCAGAACTCCATCGACTTCCTTGTCAAGCTCACCGCCGGAGACGCGTACGACCCTGTGCTGGACCGCCCTGTCCGCAAGGGGACGCTTTATGTTGCGCGGAACCCTGGAACCGACATCCTCTACCCGTGCGAGACGATGACGGGCGAATATACACCTCCCGAGCTCCCACCGGACCTCAAATACAACCCGGCCGAACGTGTCCCCACTCCCTTTCAGCCGTCGACACCTCGGGCTCCCGAAGCGTCTGGACTCTTGGTTCCAGTGGACGACAAGGGGATCCCAGTGGATCTCGAGGGCAAGCGGGTTGAGGACAACACCATCATTGAATGTTCTCGGGACACGGTGACAAACCGCTGGAACGTCCTTCGCACGCGGTATGACAAGACCTACCAGTACCGTGTGAAGGGTGAACCCCAATTTGGAAACGACATCTGGACCGCCGAGGACATCTGGACGAATATCCATACACCCATCACGGAAGCCATGCTGCGCGAGGTTGCGACCTCACCCGTCGACGATAGCGCAGAGGACACGTTGTATTACAAGGATACGCTGGAGTCCCGCGATCGTGCGATGAAGGACGTGCTGGAGTTTCACAACACGCTCAAGAAGGGACTCTATAAGAGCTACGTAAAGAAGGGGAGTACTCTTCTGGAACTTGCAGTTGGGCGTGGAAATGACCTGCATAAGTGGCGCCTCGTGGGTCCCTCGAAGGTGGTCGGCATTGATCTCTCGGAGACCAACCTGTCGGCCCCTCGTCAGGGCGCCTGTGTTCGCTACCTCCAGACCAAGCGGGAATCCCCGAAGGAGAAGCTTCCGCTCGTTCTCTTTCTCGCCGCCGACATGACCCAGTCCTTGGAGGCGCAAGACAATCGCTATCTGCGCCTCCTCTTGGGGAAGGAACCTCCTTCAACTTCCTACCTCGAACAGTTTGCTGGACTTCAAACGTTCGATGCCATCTCCTGCCAGTTCGCGATTCACTATGCGTGCGGCAGTGAGGAGACCTTCCGCACCTTCGTCGGCAATCTGACGGCCCACGGCAAGGGCATCTTCTTCGGAACGTGCATGGACGGTCAGGAGGTCTACAAGCTGCTCCTCGGGACGACGGGACACATCTTCCGGAGCGCGAAGTCTGTCTGGGGCGAGATCCGCAAGGATTATGCAGAGGGCGAGAGCTGGACAGAGGACTTTGGCAAGCAGATCACGGTGAAGCTGGAGAGCTTCGAGCGACCTGTGCAGGAATACCTCGTCCCGTGGGGCAAGGTAGTGGAGATCCTGAAGGAGAATGGCTACGAGCTGATCCAGACTACGCTCTTCAGCGATGCGTATGCAAACCAGACGCGGTTCACGTTCGAGCAGGAGCACCAGAACTTCTCATTCCTCCACCGCAGCTTCGCCTTCAAGCGTGTGGAGCTGCCTCCCAAGCCGAAGGAGGAGGAGGTCCAGACGGTGACTGTGCCGACGATTGAGGGCGAGTCGAAGGAGGAGACGAAGGAGGGCGACGCGCCGAAGGAGGAGGAGACGAAGGAGGGCGACGTGCCGAAGACAGTCGTCAAGGGAAAGCGTCTCGCAAAGCTGGTGGCTGAGGGTCCCGAGCCCGTCCTGTTCTCCTCCGAACTCGCGGAGTTCAAGGAGTTCAGCGCAGATTTCGACGCCCCGATGCAGGTGGATGGAATTACCTTCCCGACCGTTCAGCACTACCTTCAATGGTCCAAGGCCAAGCAGTTTGGAGATGCAGAGGCCCAGGCGAAGATCATGAAGACCGCATCGCCGAAGTCTGTCAAGACCTACGGAGATAAGGTGAAGAATGCGAAGGAAGACGAATGGGCCGAGAAGCGTGATCAGGTCATGGCGATTGCGCTGAAGGCGAAGTTCATGCAGCACCCCGAGCTCAAGGCGAAGTTGCTCTCGACGAATGATCGTCCGATTGGTGAGGCGAATGCACGAGACAAGTACTGGGGCATTGGGACAGGTGCGGACACAGCGAAGGCGAAGATCCCGTCCAAGTGGCCGGGGAAGAATCGCCTCGGTCAGCTCCTGATGGACTTGCGGACAGAGCTCCGGGCATAGGGGATAAAAATCTAGAGAAGAACTAAATGAAGAAGACTCGTGTTCAACGCCGCCGCACGTCAAAGCGCAAGGGAACTCGCAAGGGAACTCGCAGGCTCAGGGGATCGGGCCATTCGGATGCTGGATGCATGCCCGGAAGCCCGTGCCCGAAGGGGGGTGAGCATTCGTACGGTGGGTCGACGGTGCGCTCTGACCTCGGATCCTGCGGTGTTCGTGGGAGCTGGCATCAGCGCGTCTGCAGCAAGTGCGGATGCAAGTGGGTCTCGTGCGTCCAGTAAAACGGATCGGTTCGCATGGAAGGACTGTATTTTACACTACAATGGCCACCCACCGCATGTACTCTCTCTACGTTGACGTCTTCGAGAATGGATTCGAGCGCAATATCCGGGATCTTCCGTCTGACCAGCTGGAGGCGCTGAAGGATGCGATCCGAGAGCTCTGGAGCCCGACGTTCAACTCCACCCAGGAATTCAAGGTCTTCGAGAATCAGGAGGGAGATATGCTCCACGTCGTCTTCTATCAGAACGGCATCCAGTCGGCGATCCCCGAGGACTGGGTGGACCGCGAGATCGCCTTTGGCGCTCCGGGCGTCAATGAGCACATCCTCAAGCTCGTGGGAGACCGACTTCCAATCCGCATGCCGGGATTTGGATGGGGGCGTATCGAGGTTCAGTTCTCCGATGTCTAAAAACGGAGTTCCACAGAGACACGGAGAGATCTCCAATGGACACCTATAAGCCCGTCCACAGGACAAGCTTTCATTCGGCGTCAATCCTGCGTCGGGGAAAGACACTCGCAACGGCACGCAATTCGATTGGATCCAGGTCCAAGGGATGCGGCTATTCAGATCAAAGCATTCATGCAGAACGCGCAGTCGTGAAGCGTCTTGGTGACCTTTCACAACTGAACGGGTGTGTGCTTCTCGTTGTTCGCATCAACAAACAGGGCGACTTTCTCAACTCCAAACCCTGTGCAGATTGTCAGAAGTTTCTGGAGAAGTGTATGCGGGAGTATGGACTTCGAAAGGTGATCTACTCTTGACCCATCTGACGACAGTACTCCTCGTAGGACAGGCGAGGTGCAGGAGGAGGAGCCTGTGGCGCGATCGCCTGGGGAACAAAGCGATTGAACAGCTGCTGACCGACCATGGCACTCGCCTGTTCATTGGTCAGCTCGCCCCGTTCAAGTTTTCGCTTGAGGTTCAGCATCTCGAAGAACGTCTGATCCAGCTTGTCATCCGCATGAAGGTTGAAGAGACTGGGGTAATTGAAATAGATGGTCTCGTTCTCCGCCTTGAGCTTGTCGAGATACTCCTCGGTCTTTCCCTGGCGCTTCAGGGTCCGCCACTTTTTCTTACTGGCATCCATCCTCTTGACCAGGGCCTGAATCTGTGTGGCTGTCAGGACCTCCTCGGTAATCCCGCGCTGTCCTTCGGCAACTTCTGCGGGCGTAAGCTCGCGGGCAGTCGACATACTTTGTTCTCCGATGTTTTACTATGGAGGAGACCGCAGTAAATTGGACGGAGTGGGCGATTCACCGCATTTTCTACTGGGAGGAGGACAACGCGAAAAAAGGACGGCTTGTTCGAGCAATCCACACAGGAACCTCCTATGTGATTCTTCTGATGGTGGTGCTGTCGTTCACCTTGCTGCGTGCCTTTTGGATTCAGACGCTCCTGATCGGGGTCTGTGGTCTGGTTTGGGTTCAGCATATGCTGTTCCATGGGTGTCTCTTCTCGAAGGTCGAACAACGCCTTCTTGAGGATCAGACGTCGTTCTTGGACCCGTTCCTTGAACTCGTTGGCGTGGAGGCGAACGAGCGATCAAAGCAGGGCATTCTCATGATGCTCAGTACGGTCGGGATGGCGATGTTTACCCTCGCATGGGTGGGGCGGGTGCAGTCTGAGATTGTACCGCTGTTGACAGCGCAGGCGAGAGCTGTTGCACCAGCGCTTCACATTCCTCTGCCGTTGTCATCCCCGTCAGGATCACTTGTCCCGTCCTGAACACCTTCGCAATCCACTTGGTGTCGGGGAAGTACACCTTGACCGCGGGATAGACTGCGGGCTCATAGTTGGTCTTGTAGCCCTGACGACGAAGGGCTAGATGGAGGTGCTCACGTGAGAGGTTGGTCACACCGCGAATGGACGTCTTGTAGTTCATGAGGACAACACGGCGGGTGTCCGGCGTCCACGTTCCCTCGAGGACAGCCTCGGGACAGGATTCCAGGATCTGTCTCCGAATCCGGTCGACTACATCGCGATCATATCGCTCATCGAGAACGCCCGTGACGTGGAACACGCCGTTCTGGAAGATCTTGACCGTGATCTCCTTCTCGCGCAGGGTGCCATTCCCGGTGGACAGCAGAACCATCGTGATGCTATTGTGTCCGAACCCCGTGGTCCGCTTCGGGACGACCGGAGCCTTCCGATGGCGGATTTTGTCCTTTTTGGACTCGCCGCGCTTGAGGACGCCTTGCTTTTCGAGCTTGATGAACACCGAGGTCAGCGGCAGGTTGGAAACCAACCGGGTCGTGTCCAGCCGAACCCCCATTGCGTACAGCACAACCATTGTCGTGAGAATCGGGGACTCCATTGGGATCCGTCGTGTAAATGGTATCGGTCTCCGTTTTCCACGCAAACGGCAAAAGAAGGGGCATCGAGCAGACCAGATGGCAGGGGAAGGCCCGGAGCACAGCCCGAAGCCGGATCTCCTCCTGCGAGGTTACCATGAACCCTTCGAGGTATCCAAACCAAATCGTCGCAGTCGATTGATGCGCCAGCACAGCGAGTGCTGACTCAACAAGGTCGTCCAAGGGCACTCCCGAGAGGTCAATCCACTCGGGCTTCCTCGGCACTGGGACGGTGTAGACCGTCAACATTAGAGTCCAACGGAGTCGTCGCTGTAAATCTGGCAAGACGGGCTGCGCGGAGCTGGTCCAGTGTCAGCGTCTTCGGTGCGGGAGCCTCTGTCATCCGGTGGCCCTCCAATCCACACATCTGCGTCCACTGCTCAGACGTGATCCGCTTGAACGTCTTGAAACAGATCGACAGATCCTTGGGCGTCTTCTTCCCCATGTGGCGAACATAGTCGCAGTTCGTCATCACCGCGTAGGTCTCCCACGGACCTGTGCGCAAGACCAGCGCATAGAAGGTGGAGAGTTGGCTCCACGTGACGATCGTCTTGGACTTGGTCCCTGAGTGTTTCTTATACTTACACTGAACGGCGGTGTAGCGTCCATTCCGTTCGCAGATGAGGTCAATCCCCATGTCCTGACGCTTGAGTCCCAGCCCACCCAAGATGTCGTCGGGCACATCCTCCAGCCTCCAAACCTGTGGATAGCCGCGGACGTGCTTCATGTAGAGAACACAGAACTCCTCGAAGATATCGCCGCGGAGTTTTGTGTTGAGACGTGTGCGGAGTTCGGTCATGCTGTGGGCGGGTTGCTCGTACCACGCCCGGCACTCCTTGACGAACTCCTCGAAGAAGGTTGAGCCTACGGGGACACCCCGCAGGAGAATGGCATGCAGACGTGATTCCATTGCGACACAGTCCGTCTGTTTTGGAGAGAATGAATCCGTTTTACGACGGAACCTCAGGACGAGACCTCGACGTCGGGAGCGTGATCTGCTGGGCCACCGTGAGAGCACACTGGCACCCACCCTTAAACTGGGGAGGCTCCCCGCAGACCTTGCAGCAAGAGGCCGTGTTCCAGCCGCGAGCATAGGCATTCTTCGCAGCCTGGACAGCGGCAAGCTGGGAATCCGCGCGAAGGCGGTCATTGAAGTCGGGCATCGCAGTGCTGGTGTAGCAGGGGAGCGTGATCTGGGGTGCCTTCGCATTCACCGCCAGCGCGCTCTGGGCCACCGCCTGGCCCGCAGTGTACTCCGTATAGATCGCGGTATCCTGAACCGAGTGCCCACCCTTGATCATGGAGTTTACGCGAGTGGACGGACCATCGAGCACCAGGTTGCCGGAGACCGTCGTGGTCTTCTGTTCCTGAACCCCGGAGGCGGCGAGACGCCGAACGATTTCAGTCTGGTGCCCGGCATCGCGATGCGGGCGGGTGTCGCGAATTTCAGGTGTCCGTTGCATCTTCCGGGACAGGTATTCGCTGTAGGAGGACATTTGTCTTACTCCTAGAGCAAGCCAAAAAGTATGGCGCTCCGAATCCGGGTTCCATGGGCCTACGTGTGCTGCGTAGAGGAGTGCCAAGGGGCTGCGGTTGCAGGGGAGTGTTATTGTTTTGAGTGTCTGGTCCAGTCGATTTTAGACCCCCGGATGTGTCAGGAAGTGTCTCCGACAACACTCAAGCGTAAGACCGAGATCATTCATCGCGCGACCCTCGGCCGTCAGAGTCGTCGTCGTCGTGAGGTACACCAACTCGTCTGACCGACCCTCTTGGGTGCGGTAGGCCTTGATTCGCTCCAGATAGGACTTCCACTTTCCATAGAGAGGCTTATTGCACGTGTAACAGCGAACGGGAATCGGGAAGTCCATGATGGGTCTTCTCTTGGTAGTCTCGGAGACTTCCGTTTTTCTTCTCTGGCGAATCAACAATGCTCCTCCGTGCAACCTATCGCAACTTTGCCCTGCTCGGGTTTGCCCTGATGCTGATTCTTGGATTTGGCGTGCTCGTCTGGACGAAGGACGTCAAACTGGACTCCATTGCGAAGGATATCGTGAAGGACCACTCCCGGTTTACTCCGACGGAGTCGATTGATGTTGCGCAGGCGATGCGGTTGGTGACACACGATGCGCCGAAGATGCTCGCTCCTCCAGCGGCGGCACAGACACTCCTGATCTACCCGCCGTCAGCTGCGGACTTGGCACGCCTCTCCGGGCTTTAAAGGCCTGCGCGTCTGTTGCAGGACCCTTCATCGTCCACGGCCACTCGGAGGGAGGAGGAGGAGGAGCTGAGACTCGTTCATACAGGACCTGAAGGAGCAGTCTCTCCTGAGGCGTAAGCTTGACAAGCAGATCGGATGTAAAGTTCATGGTACCGTTGTTTCTCCCAAGAGAACATACATCGGTTTTCAATGACGAAGACAAAACAGTGGATTCTGATTGTCCTCGTTGTTCTCGCAGTCCTCGCAAACGCGTCGGGAGGTCTCCGCGACATCTTTGGGATTTCTGTGTTTGGGGCGTCGAAGGAGCATGGGTGGGCCGATGGCCTCTTTCTAATGCTAGCCGCGATTCTTGCGGCTCTTGCGCTTTGAGCGGCGGGTCTTGCGACGTCCTCCCTGAACCTTTGTCGCAGTCGAGTCCTGTCCGATCTTCCGCGCGAGCTTGTATTCGGTGGTCCAGAGGTTCCGCTCATCCGGAGGGGTATCGACCTCGGCATTCAGCTCCGAGAGCTCTGCACGCTGGCGACGGCTCAGGGGGGTCCGATCCGCCCTGCGAATGATCACGATATTCTGACGAGGAAGGGGTTTGGTCCACGTATCGCGACGACCCGGCATTGTCTAGAGGAAAGACAAGAATGGACGTCTTGGGGTGGATGGCCTTGGGGACGTTGGTGGGATCGTTTGGTCTGTGGGTTTGCACTACTGACCCGTCGACCCGAATCCACCAGCTCCTCGCTGGTCTGGGGCAGCAGGAAGCTCCTCAGGACGATCCACAATCACAATCGTCGTAAACGGAAGCCAATCGTGGGCGACGATCTGGAACAGACGGCGTCCAAAGGGGATCTCATACTCGTACTCCTTCCCGAAATAGTCCACGCGCGCAATGAGCTCGCCCCGATAGCCCGCATCTGCAAGGCCAATCTGGTTGGACATTCGAAGAGGAGTCATGGAGGTCGACGAACGCGCCAGGAGAAGAAGGGGAGCAGGCCCATGCATGACGCTGGTTGCAGCGGCCACAACTCCCGTGCGAATCTCACGACCGAGGAAGTTCTGGGGCAGATTGGAAAACACGTGATGCGGGCAGATCAGGTCGACTCCACTGTCCGTTGCACGACGATTGGCAGTGTGCTCGCGCATGGCCTGACGCAGGATCGGGTCTGCAATCCAAAGATATAGAGTGCTCATGACCTCTTACGAGTTGTGCGCCGGCGACGTGTAAGCCGACGACGGCGAGAGCGCCCCTTGCCCTTGCCCTTTGCGAGAGCAAACGCATCCTCGCGGGTCGCAATTCCATATTTCTGAATGCGCGCCACATCTGGCGAGACCGCTAGGGCAACAGGCGTCAGCATCGCCTTGAGCACCCCGTTGGAATACGCCTTCGGAATGCTGCGGTACTTCAGTTCAATGTCGGCCAATGTGGCGCGCTCGTGGTCGCGGAGGCTCCCCTCTCTCTTCTTGAGGTCGTAGTAGGTCGTGAACTGAAAAATCCACTCCACCTGCGGGTCCTTCCGCATCCGTCCAACGGTGTCACGATCCTTCGCGGCGTAGGCCTTGAGGAACGCCGCCAGCTTTGTCTTGAACGCGTCTTTCTGCAGGTCTGCTTCCAGCTTCGCGTCCAGGTCTCCAAACGGATCCATTTGTTCTTTCACCAGACGATTTCCAGTTCCTGCGTGGACCAGAACTCTGCGGTCCCGTCGGGAAGCTGACGGCGGACAACGAAGGGAAGCTTCCGCAGTTCGATCTCACGCTTGGCGACGTTCCAGACAAACAGGGGGTCGCTCTGGCGGAGTCCCGTCAGCTCGACCAGAGGCTTTGCACCTTCGGCAAGCTGCTGAGCCCGCATGGCGACGAGCGCCGTGTACTCATACTTGGTGTAATAGCCTCGGGTCTTGCGAGGTTGCTGGACCGACTCGACAACCTGCGAACGAAAGACGGGCTTGACTTCGGGGTGCTCCATTGTATACCTCAACGAAGGTTTCAGCGAAAATCTTCCGTTTTACTAAATGCCGCGTGTCCCCGACGCGTCCTCCGTAACTCGCCTCCGAGCAATTCAGTCGTCGTCTGTCGTCGATCCCGTGAAGCGGTCTGCGTCGTATACCCCTGCAGAACCCACACTTCTCTATTCCCTTCGGGCGTCTGATGCTGGACGGGGTATGTTTCCGGCGCAGAGCTACCTTTCCAACCCGATTGCATGTGGGTGGGTGAACCCTCGTCATCAGGGATTTATCACGAGACCGTCTACGACTTCCGTCACGTTCCCCGTGGTTCAGATCCCGTTGCCGTCCGGAGTAGATTTTAGTACAGAAGAGTACGTTGACTATGATTTCGAGTTAAATCTGCCACCGGGTCCGGATTTTGATGCTATCCTTGTGGCTGGCGCAGAGCCACCGACAAACGTTCAAGACATCAGTCGGATCAACATCTCTGCTACAGACAATGCCGAGCTCTTTGGGACTACAACGATCTCGACATCCCCCGAATGGCCGGGTGCGACATATGCAGGCGATGCAACCGTCTCGCGTCTCGAGGAGGCAGATCCGGGAACGTTCCCTGGTCTGTCTACCATCCTCCGGTTCCGAACTGTCCCAGTTATCGCGAACATTCAAATCCGGATCTACGGAGGGGACCCCTGAGGCAGAAGGTTTTTCGTGACGTAAAGTAATGCCGACTCTCTCTGCCTCGGAGTACACGCAGTACCTCAAATTCAAAGCGTCCGCGGGCTCTGCGATCCGCCCTGCCATCCAGACACGGGATAACGTGTCTCTCTCACAGTCCCTTATCAACGCGCAGCTTCTCGCGAGCCAAGCGGCCTTTGTCACGACGCCCGCCATCACAGTGGTAACGCAAAACGCGGCAGTGGTAACCGATGCCACGACCGCGATTGTGACTGCGGCACGGACGAATATTCTGTCGGCTGCGACTGCAGACGGGACCAAGATTACCTATACATCGTCTATCCCCCACGGACTGACGAATGGCGAGACCTGCACTATCACGGGGTTCACAGGGAACTTGTCCCCAAGCCCGAATCTCGAAGGCGTTGTAACAGTCGTGGACTCGGATACCTTCACGATTCCTGCCGATGGAGCCGCGAGTGGGACTGCGACTGGAACTGGAAGCATCACGGGACGCGTCTATTATACGACGGGCACTGTGCCGCACGGACTTGCTGCAGGAGATGTCATCTCCATCACAGGGATCACGACGTTTACAGCCTCCGGTGCAACCGTTCTGTCTGTTGACGCGGATACATTTACATTTGCACTGTCCAGCGAGACCACAGGCACTGCGGTCTCAGAACAATCAGGATCGATCACGGGGCTCGTGTATTATACGACGGATATCGCGCACGGAATTCCCGCGGGGACGCCGTATGTTAGCATCACAGGTCTCACAGGAACGCCAGCCTATAACCAGACGCTTCTCACCCTCTATCGCGTTCCGTCGGCAACTACGTTCTTGATGCAGAGTTCTGCAACTGGAACAGCCGTTACGGGGGCCTCGGGCGTCCTCACGGTCACCACCTACCCCAATCGAAATATGGCAGTGACCAACTTGGCCCGGGTTCAGGGACAGCAGGTGGTTCAGACCCGCTCCAATCCGGATGCACGGTCGACGGTCTCCTTTGCGGGAACCTCAGGTGCCCTCGGATCCTCTCGCGTCCAGCAGCCGGGTGGTCTGCCGTCTGGCTTCAAGTCCTCGACGAGCACCTATACTCGTCTCCCCCAGCAGGCTGGGTGGTAAGTGAGCCCTCTGGGCGAACAGGCTACTCATCATTCTGACGTGCGAGCTGCTTCCACGTCTCCTTACACACCGTACACCGATAATACCACATCACGGTCGCAGCATCAAGTTTGATGCCCTTGATGGAGGATTCCCGTCCCCGCGTGGCGCACTCGCCATTCGGGCACACCATCGTCGTGAAGGTCGGGAGGGTTGGGTCATACTCAATGTACGGATTGATCGAGTACTGTGTGGCCGTGTCTTGTTGGAGGCTATGGTCGTAGACAATCGGATTGGTCTTGCTGACCGCTTCTTCGTAGGGGCAGGACCGGCACTTGCGGAAGGCTGTACGCTTCCCATCGACCTCACGCTCAATCGTGTCAAACAGGAAGTTGGAGCAGTCACGGCAGAACTTCATTGTGCTTATCTTCTCCGGAGACATTCCGGGTCCGTTTTTGTGCGTTCAAAACGGATGGGCTGCCAAGAAGTTGTCGAGGGGAGTATCATGGCGACTCGTCTGGATCTCTTTCTGAATGGAAACCCGAATGGAAAGACGGACCGGGAAAAGGTCAGCCGACAGGTCACCGACAAGGACAAGCCCTTCAGTCACTGGTCCTTCGAGCATCGCGAGAAGTGGATGATCAATGACGATGACCAAGATGAGTTCCTGAAGCTGTACTGTGCAGACCTTCGGAATTGCAAGGCTCGCTTCCTCACTGAGAAGTCGACGCCGATCGGTCAGGTTCGGATTGATATGGACTTCAAGTACAAGGGCCGTGTCGAGGAGCACAAGCACACGCAGGCGCAGGTCGTTGCCTTCGCGACCGCCTTCATGGCGAAGCTCAAGGAGTATCACGTCCTTCCCGAGACGGTGGAGATCTATGTGTTGGAGAAGGACCACCCGACCTACAGCAAGGCCGATGACATCTCCAGCTCGGGCATCCACATCCAGATCCCCGCCGTCAAGACCCGCGCGGACGTGGAGCAGAGCATCCGTCGCTCGCTCCTCAAAGACATGGACATCTACTTCCCCGACCTCGGATGCACGAAGTCGTGGGACGACGTCTACGACAAGCAGCCCCTGAGCCACACGAACAACTGGCCGCTGCTCGGGTCCAAGAAGAACACCGATGGTGCGCTTCCGTACAAGATCCGCTACATGCTGGACTGTGACGTCGAGACAGGTGAGCTCAGCATCGACGAGAAGGTTCCCGAGGTCATCACGCCCGAGCTCGTCAAGAAGCTCTCGGTTCGCTCTCGGAAGGATGAGGAGACTCCACTGACAGAGTACGCGAAGAACCACTGCCGTCCGCCGGCGGAGGCTCCGGTCAATCGCTCGGTGTCTCGCGGTCGGCAGATGGAGCGCGGAGGGACTGAGTCCCGTGGCTCATCCCCGGGACGCGGAGGCGGCTATATCCCGCCCCTGACGGAGGCCTATAAGGACTACATCGACAAGCACGTGAAGAACCTCAGCGAGGAGCGTCGCGATGGAGCGCACGATGACTGGGTGGCCCTCGGACAGTGCCTCAAGAACATTCACCACGAATTGGAGGACGTCTTCCTCGATTGGATCGAGCAGACGACCAAGACGGGCCGTGCCGCGAAGGCGAGGACAACGTGGGATGGGTTCACGATGCGCGTTGAGGGAGAGCGGCTGGGGATCGGAAGCCTCCGGAAGTGGTCGCTGGAGGACAATCCGGAGGGCTTCAAGGTGATCGAGGCGAGCAACGTGGATCGCTTGGTCGACATTGCTGCCGAGACAGTGACGGAGTATGACTTCGCACAGGTCATCAAGGCCAAGTATCAGGATGAGTTCCGGTGCGGAGACTTTCGGAACAATGAGTGGTATCAGTACGACACGCACATCTGGAAGCAAACCGACCACGGTGTCGAGCTCCAGAAGCGACTCCCGTCTGCGATCTCCAACCTCTTCGCGGACAAGGAGGCTGCGATGCTCGCATCGATCATGACGCTCGGGCAGTGTGGGCACTCGAAGGAGCCCGACCTGACCTGTGACACCTGCAAGGCCGAGGCGAGGAAGAAGATGTACTCGGCCGCTCGCCTGAAGCTCCGTCGCACGGGGTTCAAGGAGAGCGTGATGAAGGAGTGCCGAATCCTCTTCTACGACAAGGAGTTCGCGAAGAAGCTCGATGACAACAAGCACCTCATCGCCTTCACGAACGGCGTCTACGATACCCTGACACTGTCCTTCCGTCCGGGACAGCCCGAGGATTGCATCAGCTTCTGCACGAATGTGGAGTACCGCCTCGACACCCAGTACAACCAGTTCCCCTGCTGGCCCGAGCTGGAGAAGTTCCTCCACGGCATCCTCCCTCACAAGCCGACACGCGAGTACTTCCTCAAGCACCTCGCGACCTGCCTCTCGGGTGTCTTCACCCAGCGCTTCCACATCCTCACGGGATCGGGATCGAACGGCAAGTCGATGCTCATGAACTTGTGCGCGACGGCGTTCGGGGACTACTGCTACAAGGCGAACATCGCGATGTTCACCCAGAAGCGTGGTGCTGCGGGTGCAGCCAATCCGGAGCTGATTCGGATGAAGGGCAAGCGGTTCGTCTTCATGTCCGAGCCGGATGAGGGTGAGCCTCTGTCGACGGGCTTCATGAAGGAGCTCACGAGTTCAGAGAAGGTCACCGGCCGCGATCTCTTCAAGGGATCGAAGGAGATGGTGGAGTTCGACGTTCAGGCGAAGTGCCACCTGGCGTGTAATGACAAGCCGAAGGTCAACTCGAATGATGGAGGCACGTGGCGCCGTCTCAAGGTGATTGAGTTCACGTCGAAGTTCGTCGCTGAGCCCAAGGCTGCGAATGAGCTCCCGATGGATGAGAGCATCATGCACAAGGTTCTGTCTCAGGAGTGGGCCGAGTGCTTCATGGCGTACCTGATTCACCTCCACATGGAGGGCAAGGGATTGACGCGGTTGACTCCCCCCAAGGACGTGGACAAGTACACCAACGAGTACAAGGAGGAGTCCGACGCGATTGCGCGGTTCATGGGAGAGTTCTTCCACACGAATGAGGAAACCGTCACGGATCCCGCTGAGGAATACGAGAAGGTCTCATGGACTGAGATTGCGACATCGTTCAAGGACTGGAAGCGGCAGAACGAGGTCAGCGTGGGAATTCAGGAGCTTCGCAAGCGTATCGAGACTCTCTACGGGAAGCTACCGGCGGGCGGATGGGCGAGCTTCCGGTTCGGCCAGCTTTAATGGGAGCGGCGGTGCTTCCCTCCCTTGTAGGTCTTGCGACGGGTGACGCGACGGCGGCGGCGCGCACCCACAGAGGTAGGAGTCGAGGCAGGTGCGGCGGTATCCGTGACGGGCGTGGTTGTGGGGACATCCGCAGCGGACGCCTCGCCGGCACAGACCTCATCCTTCTTTTTCGTTGCATCTGCGCACTCCTTCGCCTTCTGTTCGGGCGACTTGGTGAGCCAGGTGCGAGGGTCATACCAGGCCCCACCACGACGAGATGTCTTGCGAGCCATTTGTATGAACGCGTCTACTTTTTTACGCAGGGACGCGAGAGGCCCCGATCTTGGAGAGGAAGTAGGTGCGGAGGACGCCGATCGTGAAGACGACGATGATGAAGGACACGATCAGCTGGACGAGGGCGGAGATGAGCTCGCCGATCTTGAGGGTGGCGCCACCGATGGTGACGGTGTAGGCCGCAATGCCCTTGCCGGCCGCAGCCGCGGGGGCGAGGATGGGGGCGATCACGCCGTCAGTGAGCGCGGTAAAGAACTTGGCCACAACCGAGCCCAGGTAGATCGCCGCCGTGATGATGATGAGATCCTTGGTGTCGAGCATTTTGTTTCTCCGTGCGAAAGTATTCTACCCCGAGAAAGCTTCGAGAGAGTAAACAATGCCGCGAGTCCCCGACGCATCAAGTGTGACTCGACTTCGTGCGATTTACCCCGCGACGACCCCCGACCCGACTAAGCGGTCGGCGTCCTTTGTCCCGTCCCAGACCTCGCTTCTCTCCTCGCTCCGGACAACGACCCAGGGGCAGGCGGTGTATCCAGCTCAGTCTCTGCTCTCCACCTCCGTGACCCGCGGGTATGTCAACCCTCGCCACCGAGGGTTTGCTCCTCCGATACCTACACCGACCCCGTTTTTTCTCATTGATGGCGGTGGCTTTGATTTCAGTAGCCTTGATAGCACTCCAACCTTTGAGTACAATTTCGGAGCCGACGAACCCGCGAACGGAGGTCCTCCCGCCTCTACCTTTCAGGTTGCCTTTACGAACTTCACCAACCTTCCCTTGGTGGTCTATGCCGGACTGAGCGACCTTGCCAACCCCGGACGCGACCTTCTTGGAGGGGTCAGCATCTCCATCGCACCCGAGTGGACTGGAAGTTCCTTTACGTCAAATGCGAACACCCCGGCGCTTACAACGGAGTACGACGAAGTCTTCCCGACAAGCGCGATTCTTACCGTCACAGGTGCCCCCACGTCACCCACCGGGTTCGCGATTGTCCTGAAAGGACCCGAACCTCCCGCGCCTCCTCCTTGAGAGCCTTTCTTCCTACAACACAATGGACACTCGCTTCTGGGGGCCGAGTGCATGGCAACTCTTTCACCTGATCGCCTTCAAGTCTGAGCACCCAGACGACGTACTGAACAGCATGAAGGACATTCTGCCGTGTCGCTTCTGTCGCGAATCGACGACCCAGTTCGTCAAGGACCACCCCCTCCGCGGAGATCCTGCTGAGTGGCTCTACGATCTCCACAATCGCGTCAACGCGAAGCTCCGAGCCCAGGCCAAAGAGGATCCCACGGTTGTCGATCCGGGCCCTGATCCCTCCTTCGCCGAGGTCAAGGCGAAGTACAAAAGCCTGAAGCCCGTCGCCGTTCCCGGACGCGACTTCCTCTTCGCAATTGCGACCAACTACCCGGACGCGCCTGAACCCGAGCAGATGGCAACCCAGCGGACGTTTCTCCACGCCCTCGCCAAGGTCTATCCGTTTCAGCCCCTTCGCCGAGTGGTTGCAGCGTATGTTCAGGCCCACGAGCCCTCGCTTGGAAGCCGTTCAGCGTATAGTAAGTGGATGTATGGTCTCCTGAAGGCGCTCTCGGCTGAGGTGGGAGTCTCGATCGGAACCTACAAGGGCTATGCTCAGCACGTGGCCTACTACAAGAGTGGGTGTGCAAAGAAGACCTACCGTGGGAAAACCTGCAGGAAGCTAGCGGGTGGGGGTCGGACGAAAGACAGAGACCGTCAGACGACGTATCGTGTCTCGCACGCGAGGTTACTTTGAGCGCTTCTCCTTCAACGCCTCCAAAGTGCGGATGTGTTTGGTTGAATAGATGGACTGCTTCTTGTCCTTGGCGGACTTCTTTGACTCTTTACGCGTCAGAGGTTGTGAGTCCATTGTCCTCTAGAGGAGGCTTGTCTTTTAATGGCGGCGAGTGCCACGGCGGGTCTTGCGCTTGCCACCGGAGAGGGGCTGGGGAGAGAGGGCAGAGCCGCCCTTGTAGGTCTTCTTGGCCATCTTGAGGACCGCCTTCAGGGACTTGCCCTTGTGCGCCTTCATGGTCTTCTTCACGTGGGCGAGCCACTTGGACCGCTTGCCACCGGCCATCGCCGCAACGGCGCCCGCACCCTTCACCGCTTCAGTCGCGACAGCACCAGAAAGAGGATCCATTTTGTTTAGGACGCGCGACTTTCTTTTGCGACGAAGCCAGGGGGCCCGTCGAGAAACAGATTCCACTGGCATCCGAACGCAAGGGGGGCACGAGGATTTCCAGTGATCGTCTTGAATTCGGGCTCGGGGGCAACGAGGGCGATCCCGTCACGTGTGAAGCGTTTGAGCTCGGTGGGGTCCCGCGGGATAATCGCCTGCTGGTAGGTGAGCCGACGAACGCCCGCGTCATTCCAATTGAGATTGAGGAGAGACTCCAACGCAGTGCCATTGATCGCTCCTCCCGAGACAAGGATCAACTTGTTCGCGAGCTGCGAGATCTCCGCGGACTGGATCTCAGTATCCGGGAAGAGGAACTTGCGCGGGATGGTCGTGAGGTGCTCGGCGACCTTGTCGATCGTGACTGTACGTTCAGTGTGGAGCACCATCGAGAGGATGAACGGGTCGGGAGATGGGAAGGCGTCATTCGCGATCGTCACGCAGACGGACTCGAAGGAGATGTTGTCCTGCGCGACATTGCTTCCAGACATCTGCGGGCTCGTTGCGACCACGGGCTGGTCGCGCTCATCGGAATAGATGTGGACCTCGAGGAGTCGAACGCCGCGACGGATCGCACTCTGGGGATCTTCGAAGACCGCTCCCGCAACTGTAAAGTCGCACAGACGTCCCGTTCGCAGGGACACGGGATGTTTCTGCGTCCACGTATCATAGAGGAGGTAGACCGCGAGCGCCGCCAACAGCGCAGTCAGAAGCGCCTTCATTGTTCCTTCGCGGGAGATTCCTTTGGCATGCGAAACAGGAAGTTGCGAAAGGCATTGACAACGTCATCGGGGAGCTTCTGGTCCATGGGGATCTCGAGCAGGCACGCCAGATGGAAATAGAGGCAGTACATCCCGCATTCCGAATCCTTGTACTGGTGCCGCGTCTTGTTGTACGTGAGCTTCATCCCCTGCGAGTGGGTCTTCGTGGCATCCCACTGAGACTTCCAGCGCTTCATCAGCGTGCGGATCTCGGGCTCAGGTTGCTGGGCATAGGAATCGAAGTAGGTCATGCGAGGAAACTCGAGTTCAGGGCGGATGTCACAGAAGACGGCCACCCAGTGCTGCCCCGGTCCATCGTGGGGATCGGTGTTGATCACGATGCCGATGCGATGCTTCCCCTTTGCAGCGAGTTCGGGGAGCTTCATGGCACAGAGCGTCGACACGAGGCACTTGCTTGTTTCGGTCTGAAGGTCGAAGTCAATGGGGACGGAGCCGACATAGAAGTAGTCGGGAACCATCGCGACGAAGAGGTTCTTCTCCGCTGCGTCGATGTCATCTGAGCTGAGCCATTCATAGCGATTGAGGCTCCACTCCTTGGGAGCCTTCGGGCGACGCATCAGCGAGGTCATGATGCACTCCGCCTGCCCCGTCTTGCAATGCGCCCACATGCGACGCTGAAGCTCTTCCCAGATCTCCTCTGAGGACGTGCCTCCAATCGGCGGTTCGCGTGGGTGCTCCTTGGTATACACCTCCTTGAGGCGTTTGATTTGATCCTCGTCGAGCCACGACATGTCCTTGTCAAAAACGGATACTTTCTGTGGAAGCCAGAACCTCTCAATGGAGTCTCTTGCTTCCCCCCTGCGTCGCTACGTTGATATCACCAAGCGTCTGAATGACCTGAACGGAAAGGCCCGTGAACTGCGCGAGGAGCGTCAGTCCGTGGAGCTGGACCTTGCAGCCGTCTACAATGAACGGAAGTCCGAGGATCTCCCCCAGAAGATTGCCCTCAACCAGTCCAAGTTCGTCTTCCTCGTGAAGAAGCCTGGTGAGTGGAAGAAGGGCTGGACGCTGTCGAAGAAGCAGTTGGAGGAGTACCTGCGAGACATCCTGCCCGAGCACGGCGAGGATGTCATGCGGGAGATCATCCGCCGCCATGAGCGAAAGCTCGAGACAGTGGACTACTCGTTTGATCTGAAGCCCTTCAGCGAGGACGAGGCGACTACTTAAGAGGAACGGCAGGAGGGGAAACCTTGGAAGGAGAGTGAAGAGACTGATTCATTTGTCTCACAAGATCTTGGAGTTGGTCTAAGATCTCCTGTGTCTGAGCGAGACTCCGCTCAGGCAAAAATCCGTATTGAAGACGCGTCAGGTGGAC